GAACTGCGCGAGTACGGCGCCTGGGATGACCAGGAACTGGCCGATCACGAGCAGAACCTCCAGCGCATCCTCTGGATCGCGGCAGGCGACATCGTCGAAAACCACTGGAGCAGATCATGAGCCTATACACAGACCTGGTCGAGGCTGGCATCGAGGTCAGCAACTGGCAGTCGGACCTGTATTTCCCGGTGTCGTATGAATCGATGGAGATCTTGGCCAAGTACCCAAAGCAAACGCGCACGCTGTTCAAGTCAAACATCGATGGCCGTCCCATGGTCGAGGCGCCGTTTGCATTTGACCCGTACTGGGAAGCGAAAGTTGTTGACACTGCGTCAACGAAATAGATTATAATTTCAACAGTTCACCACAAGGAGATACAAATGGCAGACATCAGCATCCACAACACCAAGTCAATCGAGATCGGCGAACTTCGTGAAGTTGACGGCACGCGCCCATTCTTCACTCGCGACATCACCATCACCGACGAGCGTGGCCACACCATCACCATCACCTGCTACGCCAACAGCGAGGAAGGTGAGGAATTGAAGGTGTCGCTGTGAAGCGCACGCACTACATCGCCGAGATCGAGCACCGCATCAGCGGCATCCCGTGCTTGATCGGCGTCACCGATTACGAGGGCTACACGCCCGCGTATGTCTCGGGTCCACCAGAGAACTGTTACCCGTCCGAGGGTGGCTATGGCGACTACGAGATCCTGGACCGCAAGGGCTACCGCGCAAAGTGGCTCGAGCGGAAACTCACAAGCAAAGAAGAAGACCTGGTCCAGCAGGCGATCTTCGAATACATGGAGAACGACTGATGAGCATCCAAACCATTCCAATTGAAAACCAACATCAATGGCTCACCGAGCGGGCCAAAGATGTCACCAGCACCGAAGTGTCTGCGCTCTTTGGCTTGTCGCCTTACCTTACCGAGTTCGAACTGTTTCACCAGAAGCGCGATTCAGTCGTGGTCAAGATCGAGCCAAACGAACGCATGAAGTGGGGCAACCGCCTCGAGTCGGCCATTGCGCATGGCGCCGCCGAAGACATGGGCTGGAACATCGCAAAGTTGAATGTCTACATGCGCGACCAGGCCGCACGCATTGGCTCGAGTTTTGATTTTGAGATCAAGTCCAGCGCCAACGGCCCAGGCATCCTCGAGGTCAAGAATGTCGACTGGGTCCAGTATCAGAAGTCATGGATCGATGACGGCGCCGGTAACATTGAGGCGCCAGAGCACATCGAGTTGCAGGTCCAGCACCAGATGGAAATCAGCGGCTTTGAGTGGTGTGCGATCGTGGCACTTGTCGGAGGCAACGAGCAAAAGATCGTCCTCCGAAATCGCGATCGGGACATTGGCAAAAGTATACGCGAGAAGACCGGCGAGTTCTGGAATCGCGTCCTGCAAAACCAGCCACCGAGCGCCGACTACACACGCGACGCTGAGTTCATCATCAAGCAGTTGCGCAACCAGGCTGACGAAGGTTTGATCGCGCAGGCCGATGAGGAACTCGAAAACATGATCAAGCAATACGAGTTCATGCGCAAAGAAGCCAGCGACCTCGAGAAGATCAAGGACCAGCGACGCGCTGAAATCCTGGAGCGCATTGGCCGCGCCAGCAAAGTCCTCACCAGTTTTGGCTCGCTATCGACGGGGCAAGTCAAAGGCCGCTCGGGCACTCTCATCACGCCTGAGATGGTCGGCACAGTCATCGGCGCAACCGAGGGCTACCGCAGTTTCCGTTTTTATCCCAAGAAGGAGAAGTAACCATGGCAACCGAGCAACGCATTTACAAAGTCACCAGCAACGACAAGGCCTACCTGGTGCAGGCCATCAGCCAGGCACAAGCACTGCGTCACATCGCAGGCCGCATGTACCAGGTCGAGGCCGCAAAGCCGATCGATGTCGCCACGCTCATGAGCAACGGCATCAAACTCGAGGTGGCCAGCACCATTCCCGAGCAAGACCAACTGAAACTTGAAGGAGCGCAAGCATGACTACCAGCACCGAACTCACGCCGATCGAGGCGATGCGCGGCACCCTTGTGAAGATGCAACCAGAATTTCAGGCCGCACTGCCTCCGCAGATCCCGGTCGAGAAGTTCATCCGCACCACGCTGACCGCTGTGCAAATGAACCCTGAACTGCTGGGCGCCGATCGCCGCAGTCTGCTGGGCGCATGCATGAAGGCCGCACAAGATGGCCTACTGTTGGATGGCCGCGAGGCCGCGCCCGTGATCTTCCGCACCAAAGAAGGCCCGAAGGTGCAGTACATGCCCATGGTCGGCGGCATCTTGAAGAAGATCCGCAACTCGGGCGAACTGGCCAGCATCAGCGCCCATGTGGTCTACAGCAATGACCAGTTCGAGTACGAACTCGGCGACAACGAGAACATCATCCACAAGCCTTTCCTGGGCGAGGATCGCGGCAAGCCAATCGCAGTCTATGCCGTGGCCAAGACCAAGGACGGCGCGATCTACCGCGAGGTGATGAGCGTGGCCGATGTCGACAAGGTCCGCCAGGCAAGCCGCGCCAAGGACGCTGGCCCCTGGGTCCAGTGGTGGGATGAGATGGCCAAGAAGACCGTCATCCGCCGCATGGCCAAGCGCCTGCCGTCCAGCGCCGATGTCGACCAGGTTCTGGCCAGCGACAACGAGGCGTCAGGATTCGTCCAGATCGAGCGCAGAGAGGCGATCAACATCACGCCTATACCAGAGGCCCAGCAAGCCCCTTTGAGCCGCCTGAAGGCCTCCATGGGCCAGCCGGTGGACGAGGCTATCGACCAGGCAACTGGCGAAATCACACAAGCGGAGGTGGCCAATGTCCCAACTGCTGACGCCTAAAGAACTATGCGAGCGGTGGAAGGTCGCCGACAACACCCTGCGCAAGTGGCGGGTGGCCAATGTCGGGCCGACCTACATCAAACTGGGCGAGGGTCGCAACAGCGAGGTGCGGTACCGCCTCGATGATGTCGAGGCCTTCGAGCGCACGAATCGATTCGTGACCGACAACAAGTGAGGAAAGCCATGAGGAACAGAATGATCACCATCCTGATTGTCTGCTCCCTTGGCTGGATCAGTGGGTGTGCAAGCGACAAGCCAAAGCCACCCACACCAGTCGAGCAGGAGTTGATTCTTGACAAACAAATTCACTCGATGAGCCGCAACGAAGTCATCACTGCGGTGCGCGAATGTGAATCAACAGGCCTTCGTGCCGTGATGATGTATGGAAAACGCAAGGTCAATGGGTACTCGGCAGACATCGTCATCGATGTCACCTGCGCACCCAGGTAAAAAAACCCCAGGGCGCAAACCCTGGGGCTAACCGTCGTGAAGGAGAGTTGGCAACTGCTGACTACGACGGAATGGAGACAACTTACACAATTTCAAAATGGGGGCCGTCAATGAACGGCCTTTTGTTTTGCCTGCGACGCTCATCGATGTAGTACATCATGGCCTCTTCCATCGTGCCGCGCCACATGCGGATGTCAGGCACATTCCAAGCGGCGCCCCAGCGGATCGGAACATTGCGCTCGATCGCGGCCTGCTTTATGGCGTCGGCGATGTTGTCGTACAGATTGAGTTCCCAACTGATGCGGCCATCGAGGTAGGCCACCAGGTCCACGGCCAGGCCTTCGACATGCTTGCCGCCGTACTTGATCTGGCTGGCGCCCTTCTCAAACAATTCGATCTGGCGCTCTGGCGTGCGCAGTCCTTCAGTCACACCGAAGTCGACAGTCGTGATCTCGATTGCACGGCACACGACATCGACCAGGCGATCGTCAACGCCATCGAGGCGCTCGATGCTTCGCTGTGACAGTTTGAATCCGCTCATCGTGGCCAGGCCTGGTTCAGCGTTCTTGAATCAAGGGCGTGTCCGTCAGCATCTTTTGCCATCTCTTCAAGTCGTCCGACACACTCTTGGAATACGGTTGAGAGGGTTGCGGCGTAGTCGCGGGCGGAGGGGCAGGTGGCAGTGGGCAAACCACGGGCGGTGTCATTGACTTGCTTGCGCACCCGCTCAAGATCATTGCGAGCATCAGTAGCGGCACGAGCATTGCGCTGTGCGATTTTGTTTGCTTCATCGATGGCCTCCTGTTTTTTGCGCTCCATGGCCGTGTACTTGGCCAATGCATCAGCGTTTGCTTGTGCGATCTGGCGCTCATGGTCGGCGACCATCTTGTCCATCTTCGAAGTCAGGCGCCATCCGTTCGCGGTCCATCCGGCCCATCCGGCCAGTGCCAGCGCCACGATAGCGATCAGTGCCTTCAGTCTGATGTCGAGCATTGTTTGTCCATTTATCGTCTACGGTCGCAAACCCAATGTACGCGCCCACCACAGAACCCACGAAAAGGTAGAACGCGCCAGCGACGCTTCCCAATTGAGCAGAGTCGGTGACGAGCAAGAGCAAAGGGAACACCAGGCCTGCAACCAAGGAAGCCCAGGCCATGCGTCTTCTGTTCTTCCATCGGTCAACATGGTCCATTATTCCTTGTCTTCCTTGTGCTCGAGTTTTTTGAAGATCAGGCCCAGCGTGTTGTCGATCTTATTGAAGCCGTCCTTCATGTCCTGCTTGATCTCACGCACTGCTTCTTTAAAATCATCCTTGCGCACATAGACCTCTGGCAGATCACGCTCGATTTGGCGGATGTCGCTCTTGAGTTCTTTGATCGCGTCCCAGATAACTTTCAAGACCCAGCCTCCAAGAAATCCGCAAACACCTACCACCCAGTTAAACAGCGTCTGGTCCATTCATTTCACTCCTGTGGCTTTGGATACTTAGCTTTCACAGCCAAACAGTCCGCAATGTATTTATCGATTTGTGCCTGGTCACCTTTGACCACACCATCAATGTAATCAGTTATAGACGGGTACATGCGTTTGCGTTTTTCTGTGTATGTTGGTTCTGGTAAAGGATCTGGAGCGCGGAAGGAACCGTTTTCATAGGTCCAACCAGCAAAGCATCCATCAACAGCTTCTACCCATACAAGAGATGGATGTACTTCAAACTCATCTTCACAGACATCCAACACGGTATTGTTAAAAATTAGAGCTTTCATTACGCATACTCCTCAACAACAACAACGCCAGCGGCACCATTCCCACTTGTTTCATTATCTGCCCCACCACCACCTCCAGATCCATATGCGCGCCCACTTTTTGGATAACCAGAAACAGTGACTCTTGTGCTACCTGCTCCGCCTCCACCCCAAAAAGATACTCCACCTGTGCCTGCCGCTTGATAAGAAGCTGTGACATCAATTGAACCACCATTGCCATCACCACCAGCAAAATTTATATCTCCACCAGTTCCAATACCACCTTCACCACCAATGGCCCAACTTGCTCCAGTAGTTGATCCAGTGTTTCTTCCGCCTGTGGCTGAACAATGCGACCCAAAAGATGATGTGCCTCCTTGACCGCCATACCCACCATCACCAACAGTGCCAGCCGCGCCAGCGCCAACTGTTACAGCAACAGATGAAATAGCCGTAACATCAATAATTTTTATGGAGGTGCCACCTGCTCCACCACCGTTGGCCATGTCATCAAGGTTGGTAGGGCCGCCACCGCCGCCGCCACCAGTAACATAAACTTTAATTTTTGTAATTCCTGCTGGCTTTGTCCAAGTTCCGCTAGAAGTAAAAATTTGCGTTGACTTTAAGCCGCCAATACCAGTAACTGTTTTTCCGCTTAGATCCAAAGTTGATGCTAATTTTGCGGCTGTCACAGCACTTGCTTGCAAGTTTGCTGTAGGCAACTCACCACTGCTATTTGGCAACAGCTTGGCCAGGTTTCGAGCGAGTGACATGGTTACGCTCCTTCAGTCTGCGCGGCCTGTGCTCGTGCGGCGGCTTCTGCTTCAGCCTGGGCTTGGCGTTGCGCGGCAGTGATCACCCAGCCATTCTGAAATGCCAGGTCTACCATGGCGTCTTTCGAGCCAGGGATCTGAATGCCGTTGGCCAGGCACTGCTCAACGCAGATCTTGGCGATCTCATCGATGGCGATGCGGCAACGCTCGTGGACAGCGTTGTCGACCCAGTCTTGCTGTGAGAACGCAGCATAGGACAGCGCTTTGTCTTCGGCTGCTGTGAGGGTGATGGTGTAGTTCATGATTTTTTCCTTTCAGTTAGCCGAGCAATACGCCACGGAAAAATGTGTGAAAAGCATTTGCAATTAATGTCTTTGTGCCTGCGGATGGAGAATAAACATGAACGCCAATTGTGTCGTTGGCCGACAAATAAACTATTCCACCACCGGAAACCGTATCATTTGTTTGAGCGGCTTTAACATCCATTGTTACAGTTCTAGAGCCATTTTGAATCATCCATATTTGCGTTGCGTCACTTGAATTTATATACCCGCCAGCAAATATTTCGTACCACCCGGAAACTGGAGCGGTAAATAAGCCATTACTTGTGTTGTAGTGAGAGCCGGTATTTATTGTGGTTGCGTTATAAATGCAAACAGAATTTAAGCTTGTTGCGTTGTATGTAGTGTTACTGGAACAAAACGCATCAAACGCAGGCTGATACGGCATCGTGACGCGGCCTGCGCTGTCGATGCGCATGCGCTCGGTGTTGTTGGTGCTAAAGATTAAAGGCTTCGCTGTCGCCGTTGCAATGACGGCTCCGTCTGTGTCGGCATATGTGTACGCCGAATCAGTAGAGTTTCCCCACCTATATCCACCGCCAGTTGACCCCCGAACATCAAGTGTTCCGTACCCAGAGCCAAGGCTTACAGGCGAACTCGACCCAATACATACATTCCCACCAGTAGTAACAGCGATTGGCAACTCTTGAACATTTCCAGACCCGCTTGTATCTCGACCAAGAACTTTCCCCGCTGAAACAGTTTGAATTTTGTTGTAGGTGACCGTGTTGTTGATCAGGTCAACGCCGTTAATGCTGGCCACCGAAAAGGTGCCAAACGCAACAATGTTAAGTTCGTCGTTCAACGCAGCAGCAGATCCAAGCACGATGCTGGTGCCGCTCGATGCGGTGTAGTCGGTCTGATCCAAGCGCACGCCGTTGAGGTACACATCAACGAAGCCTGCGTCATAGGCCATCGTGTTGCCGTTGCTGTCAGTGCCAGAAAAAGTTGTCTGGCCAGCAGTGGCGATGTAGCGGAAGCGTCGGCTGGTGCCGTTCACGCTCGAGCCAGCAGGAACCCAGCCGGTGCTCGCATACACGAACATGGCGTTGCTCACGCTGTTGAAATACAAGTCACCGATCTGTAGCGCACTGCCGTCATTCCGAAGCGTAGGAGGCGTGCTCTTGGCACCCTGGTACACATCGGCAAAGTTGCTGATGTCGGCCACATTGGCGGCAACAGTCGGGATGTCTGCGGCCACACCGGCCACAGCAGTGACATCCGCACTGATACCGGCCACAGTCGTTACATTCGGAGCAATGCCTGCAACAGTGGTGACATTCGCGGCCACGCCTGCAACAGTGGTCACATTGCCACTGATGCCTGCCACGGTCGTGACATTAGGCGCCACACCGGCCACAGTGTTCACATCACCAGCAATGCCCGCAACAGTCTGCACAGAACCGATGTTCGTGCCGACGGTGTTCACATTTGCAATGCTGTTGGCGACCGTGTCAATTTCGCTGACTGGTTCGTTCAGGTCATTGGCAACAGTCGTGATCGCGGCGATGTTGGTCGCGGCGGTGTTGATGTTGGTCGAGTTGGTTGCAACCGCATTGATGTTGGTGCTGTTGCCAGCCACTGCGTTGATGTTGGTCGAGTTGCCTGCGACCGAGTTCACATTCGCAATGTTTGTCGCAACAGTGTTGACATTCGCGATGTTGGTTGCGACGGTCGTGATGTTTGCATTGTTGCCAGCGGCAGTGTTCACGCTCGCAATGTTGAGGCCCACCGTGTTCACATTGGCGATGTTGGTCGCCACCGTGTCAATCTCAGAGACAGGCTCGTTGAGATCTGATGCCACGGTATTGATGGCCGCAATGTTGGTGGCCGCAGTGGTCACATTGGCGCTATTGCCCGCGACCGTCGTCACATTGGCAGAGATGCCAGCAACCGTCGTCACATTCGCGCTGATACCGGCGACCGTGTTGACATTGGCAATGTTGTTGCCGACATTGTTTACATTCGTGATCGAGCCTGCGACAGTCTCAATCTCAGACACCGGCTCATTCAAGTCAGCCGCGACGGTGTTTACCGATGCGATGTTCGTGGCAGTCGTGTTGACGCTGGCCACATTGGTGGCCACGGTGTTCACATTGCTGATCGAGCCAGCAACAGTATTCACATTTGCGATGTTGTTGCCGGTGTTGTTGACATTGCCGATGTTGTTGGCAACGGTGTCGATGTTGTCCGCGCTGTCAGCCAAGCGCACGATGTCGGCCACCAAAGCGTCGGCATCAGCACTGCTGGTGATCGGCAACTTGGCCGAGCGGTCGACGGCTTCCTGCAACTGCTGGATCTGGATCGTTGCACGGTCCAGAGCGTCGGTGATCACTTCAGGGTAGAAGCCACCCTGGTTGGTCAGGTCAGTCGGCTGGAGGTTCTCGATGTCCGAGGTGATGACCAGGTTGTAGCCAGCGGCCAGCGCACCTGCGGTCAGCGTGATCGAGCCGCCTGGGTTTGAGTTTTGGTCCTCGTTCACCACTGCGGTGAAGTCGGTGTTCAACACCAGGATCGTTTCGACATTGGTCGCGACCGTGAGTTTGACCACCTCCAGGTCAGAGGCCTGGAAGACTTTGAAGGTGAAGGGGAAAGTCGCGGCTGTTCCGTTACCAATAAACGGACCGGCTTTCCGGCTATTTGAACTGATGGTCATGGACGGAACTCCTGGACGATTGTGAAGAGACTAAGCATTCTGGTTGTGGATACGGGTACCTTACTGTCTCGACGATTCGCTTGCTTTGCCAGTGGC